CACGCGAGCATATTTTCCACCAGGGTAGAGGCTTGAGTCGAACGGTCTTGAGATAGTGCAACCGCTCATTAGTTTCTCGGTAGCTAGCAAACTGATTCGAGCGGAGTTTTGGCAAGTAGATCCTCTACGCTCTCATACAACTCTTCGAGTGAACCGTCGTTGTAAATCTTATGATCCACCAGATGTGGATATTCAACGCAAAACTGCTCACTCCTGTGCTGGTCTTGTTCACCAAGGGCCGCACTTCCACGAATAATGGAAATCACATGTCCACCTAACATCTTTACTCGTTCTGCTTCATTTCTATATCTTACGTCAGTCACGACAATCGCGCGCCCCGGATAAAAACCCTGCACAGGGAGTGTGATATCAACCCAAAAATTGTCTCCGAATATATCGCGATGAGCTTCTGTCCCATATCGCTGGAGAAGTTCACGAAATGTCAAGCCCTTGATACCAATATATTGAATCCATTGTTGATACTCAGGCTCACCGATTTCTCCGATTCCTACTAGAACATCTCTGTTCTTGAGCTTATCAATTTCGAAGAACGGAATATCGAAGAGAGCTGCAATACTACGCTTCAACGGGTCAGCGAATGCTTTGCGCTCAAAATTGTGTTCTTTGACAAGATACGCTGCTACCGTATCTTTGCCAGAACCCTTCAATCCGCACAAACCGATTATCAACTTTATCAGCCCCTATGTTACCCAGTAGTGAATAGCTCTTCCGCGTTTTTCGTAACGAATCATTCCGCGCTCTTCAAGTGTGTCGAGATAAATACTAGCCTCGCGACTTGACCAGTGAAGCATACGCATGAGTGCGGAGCGCATAATTCCTGGATTGTCTGCGATGACATTATAGACCTTCTCGACGACTTTCTCTTCGCGACCTTTACCAGCGTTAGAAAACAACTCGATTGAGTCTTGTCCCCAACGTTGGATGAGCCACGCTGCATTGATGATATCACCTTCCTCAATTGAAATCTCGCCATTTATCGGCTTCTGTCTGATGGCTCCGAAAATGACGGCTAGTTTAAGAATACTGCGGCTCAACCGATCGAATGTCGGGAGCGCTAGATTCTTGACTATCGAGTCATTAGCTGAGTTGAGCATCTTTAACTCAAATTCTGAACTCTTGGCCCAAGCGTCATCAACCATTGTAGCTTTAATTCGCTTGGGGACTACTACTTGTTGACCACCAATCTTCTGTATATTACTACCGCTATAATCTTCGGTAAGATCAGCAAGTTTGGAAATAATCTTGGTACGTCCAGCTAGACTTTCTTCAGTAGGTGGGCCAAGTGGCCTGCGAGTCTTGATATCAGCCTCACCCTTCACAACGAGGAATCGTGGTAAAAATCCAGAATACACGAATGAATCGTCAATAGCTGCGTATGTGCGTTCAGGGATTCCTCCACCAAGAAATACGAATGCTGGAGATTCAATGATGATCGTCTCTTTACGCAAACGCCTAGAAAGCACAGCAGGCACGTCGTATAGAGCTGTCAATGTTTCCTGCATTCCTGCGAGATATTCTCTACGTGCCATATTCTCAAAAAATCCAGAAACCTCGTCCTTGAAGAAAATGCTTGAACGATTCGGACGATCAGATAAGGACGAAAGCAATCCTTCTGGTGATCCATCAGTAGCTACCACTAGCTCGCCATCCATCATGATAAGCATATCCATGATGAGGCGCATAGCGGTGGTTTTGCGTGTAAGCGTTGAATCACCAAGAATCAGTCCCCAAAGATTGGGAACGATTGAACCACCCGATGTTTCAAGTCTTACCGAATTCGAGATAATCGAGCTGAGTGCGATGACTATGCACAGCCGATGGTATTCTGGTACAGCATCGGTTACTATTGATCCCCATTCAGTATAGTCATCCACGAATGTTTCGGAATCCGGTTCATCCACAAGATGAGGCATCTTTAAGATTTCTGTGGATACATCGATATCATAGCTAATCGAAGCTTTAAGAACTTCACGCCATAGATCCTCAATGGGTCTACCGTCGCGAGCGTACTTATTGCTTTTGGCTTCGCGAGCTACGATAAATACCTCTTCTTGTGTCATTCCAGCACGAAAGCATTCGTTAATAACTCGCCACAAAATACCTGACCAATCCTGGTCAGGTTCGTGAAGATAGTAAGACATAAACGAGGTCTTACTTATTATTGGCCAATACTTATAGATGACGTGTTCAGCCGTAAGATCACCCATTGACTCAGGAATGGGTGTATCCGGCTGAATGATCGTAGAAGGCAGATGACTGAAAAGAAGTGGCTTAGCTTCAACCTCAAGACAACGCTCAAGCTCAATTTGAGCGGGCGGATCGTACTTGAAGTTAGCCGTGAAAGGCACTCTAAGTAGCTGAGTCAAATCCCAGCCACTCTTATCAGCATCCATCAGATACGCTATGCGTCTGCTGTATTCCTCTGCTTCAAATGGTTCCACGAGCATAGACAGACGCCAGATAGCTTGCCATCTACCAGGACTAGATTTGATAACGATGGGCGGAGGAATTTGTACGAATTCATCCGGGTTAACATTGTCCAAATCAGCCCATACTAACCGAGTAGGCAAGCAGTTATCCTTCTTGCGTGATGATGTACTAAGTAGATTCACGCAGAAATAAACGTTTTTACTATATTCAGTTTTAATAATCCATTCTTCAATTTTAATATGATCTTTAGGCCAATTGAAGAAGAATTGTTGAAAGCTGAGTTTGAGTTCAGGCGCATTAGGATCTGTTGTCGCTAAACAAAGAATACCTTCTTGTTCACCAAACAAGAGGTAGAAGAATTTCAGTCTCAGTTCACTCTTAGCTTCCATAACTGACATACTATCGAGCAGTTATTAAGGAGCGAATCCCCCCGGATAAGCTCTACCTAATAACTACTCGATATTATGTCATCTATGAAATAGAAGTGCGGCCTAGTGATCCAGGTCTGAGACGTTTCACACTAGGCCGCACCTTGTAGCCTATCAGTCGAGGCGAGCGGGTGATAGGCTACATCTGTAGTCTACGGGGGGAAGCCTAGACTACAGAAGCGCACCACTTGAATCGGAGCCAACGATGCTACCAGCAGGCTTGACTCCCTTAACAGGATTGTTGAACTCACCTTCAACGATCACGCCTTCGCGAGTGCGCTTCCGCACCTTACCAACGACAACCACGCAAGGGCGCTCACGCAACTCATCGAAGTCAGGATCGAACTTCGTGCTACGCACGTCCTCTTCACTAAAACCAATAGCCATGAAGAAGCGAGCGATCATGCCACGCATCTTAGCGGCCTTAGCCTGATCGTAGTCCTTGGGAGGATTGACATACGTGCAGAACACACGACGATTCACGTTCGGCTCATCAGTGATCTTGAACTGGATCTTGAGCATCGGAGTACCAGCAGGCATCTTACCAGTACCATCCGTGTTCTTCACGGCATCCCAAGAAATCTCGAACACTTCTGCATTATAACGACCAGGCTCAAGCGGATCAAAACCACTCAGGTCTGCATCCGCCAAATTCAGTGGGCCAGCCATTTTTATCCTTTCTTAATCAACCAGCGCTTCGATTTGGTTTTCATTATCGATTGTCACGCCTTCATTGATCGGGTTATCAGCGCTAATCAGATTCCACAACATCGGAATCGTAGGATTTACTACCACGCCTCCAAGTCTGTCAGTCCTGTCTTTCGCTTGGATTCTGCGCGTTCCTGTGACTTGCAGCTTGCGTACAATCTCGCCCGTAGTAGCGTCAGGATACAAGTAACCGACAATATCCATGAACCCCGAAATCTCCGTCTTAAGCTTACCAGCGAATCCAGGGTAATAACTCACGATAGGCGGTGTACTGTTATCCTGATCCCTACCAGCATTTGCCGTGATAATGACGTGACACGGTAAATCACGGAAACCACGAACGATGAGTCTGATGTGATTCCTGTTCTTGCCCCATTCCCTAGGACTCGGTACATCAATGTCAACCACGTCAGGCTTAGCTTGAAATGCAGCCTTCATGATAGTACGCATATCAAGATCAGCCAGCTCAGTAATCGGATCGACGATAACCGTGCCATACGGAATCTTTCCTGTATTGGGGTCAATCGAGTAGTACAACGTATTGTAGATATCCTCAAGTTGAGGAATGCTACGTACTGGAACAACCTCGATATCACGACGATGACGAATTGTAGTCACGCCGCCCTCACAGTCAAGGTATAAAACCGGAGATGTGCGAGGATCGTCTGCTGCGGTTCCAGCCAACCACGTCTTACCAACACCAGGATCACCATAGACTAGCATATTAAGCCAGTCTACGATTGCATCCGGTGGCCGTACTTGTAGCTTCGCACGCAGAGCATCAAGAGCTTCTTGATGAGCTTGATTCTCTAGCTCACTGAAACCTTCTTCAGTTGCTACCATTCGTACCGCCGTTTCTATATGTTTCATATCTGTTGAGTTGTTGTTTGAGGCTAGGATAGTGTGTAGTATTCATTGTCTCCTTCACACGATCTGATGTGACGGTCGAGACATAACCGTAATCGCGTATTTCTTCATTCATGTTATAGATGATATCGAGCAAGTCCATCGTGTCAACCGGGTCAGGAGCTTTCCAAGTTACTTCTTCACCCGATTGCTCAACGATGATGGCATTCAAGTGATACACCGTATGAATGTTACAGTACGGCATACCATTCACCATCCAATACGCCGGAGTCATGCAACCTCGGTTAACACAACGCCTAGTCTTGTTACCAATCATCGGTCTGACCGGGCCTTGTTTAATCTCCGGTTCTCTCGCTAGCTTAGGAGAATCCCTAAGAGCAAGAAGTTGCTGTATCTTCTCTTTATCTAGAGGCATTTATTCCTCAGTAGTCTCGGCCTCAGTAGTTTCAGCGTCGCCGTTGGTATCATCCTCAGCCGGCTCAGCATCTTCACCAACAACAGGCTCGGGTTCAGCAACAGGCTGCTCAGGAGTTTCCATTTACTATCCTCCTTTGTCGATGGATGATGATTAACCCCTGTACTTCATTACTACATACGGTGGCGTGCTCTCTCACCGCTCGTGTCGTC